TAAAATCCAGATTGTAAATATCTAAAGTATTTAGATACATTTTGCAAGACAATAGCTTGCTTTCAATATCTGTAATCTCTAATATGTATGGCAAATGATATGTATTAAATAAATTATCTGTTGGGTAGGTAGTTGCCGGAAATTGTAACTCTTTTGGAACTCCAAAATTAATATCAATAGTCGGCGTATTTGGATCATCTAAGTGTCCTGCATATCCGTATGAAGTTAATGTTGCTAAATTACTACCTGTGCCATTGCTTCCACTTTTAATATGCCAACTTGAAACGCCTGTAATTTTCTTAGCTATTAAGATACGAATAACGCTATCCATCGGGTCTTCATTTGTATTATTGTTTGATAGCTTATAAATTTCACTATGGTATTTATCTTGTCCTGTATGCAATCTTAATACTGAAGGCGCGAATATAATCTGGGTTGTAGCCGTGTCTTTTACATAATCAAACTCTGAATCGTATAAATTATCACCATAGCTTTGTCCGTATTTCTTTAAATAGTTATCATTATAATAATCTGAATCGGGCGTATATTTATAAGCGTAATATCTTGCGTTTAATTGCGACATAGGTTTAATAGACATAGAAGAACCTAAGTCAATTTTTTGTGACCAATCTAAACTATTAGTAACGGCTGAAGAATAAAAATTAATATAAGGCGCTACGTTTATTTGTTTATCATTTAAGTTATCCTGATATACATAAAGATTAAACATTTTGCATACAGATAAAAAAAAGTCTTTTTGGAATACTCCCTTTGGTAAATTCTCATTTATAGATATTACCCCATTGTAAGCTACATCTGTTATCTGGGAAGTTATTTGGGATAAATTTATTGAAGCACTTGAAATCGTTACTATGTAAGTGTTTGCCGTTATAGGTACACTTATTTCAATACGCACTTGGTTTGTATTTAAAATATTTCCTTCATAATCAAAGCTAAAACTGAAAGGGTTATTAGCTGAAGAAGTATTTTGAGTAAAGGCTTGCACCGATACACCACCAATATATAATGTTGCCGTAATAGAAGAAGCCGCATCTGTTTGGTATGTTCCAACTATTGAAGCAATCGTTCTAATCGTCTTTGTAACATCAGTATATGTAAATATACTTTTTCCCGCATTCTCTGTAAAATTAAGTAAAGTCGTAGTATCAAAAGGAAGGTCTGCATTTCTTGCGGTAGGTGTATTACTATTTAATAGTATTTGTGAAATTGTTTTTGCGCCTAAAATAAATCTATCATTCGCACCTCTTATCCCCTGACTATTGTTAGGTATAATTAAACTCTTGAAAAAACTTGTTTCAAAAAAATCACAATCTAAAGTATATGTAGTTCCTTCAAATATTTTATCAATATATTCTTTAACATATAAAGCAGGTCTGAATGTTGAAACGCTAAAGTCATCTTTATTGCTTGATACATCCCCGTAATCAATCAATGGATAAAAGTACCCAGAACCATTTATAACATCCCAACTATCTTCAATTTCAGTTACGTTATATGTATGATTGTGTTCACTAAAATCCAAGTCTTCTAAACGCTTGTTTCCTAATTCAGTTATAAAGCCACCTAATTCACCAAAGACTGCGCATTGATATTGTATAACGTTATTGTTTATAACTATTTCAAGCATACGAATAACGCCTTTAAATATCTGTATCTTATCTACATAGACCTCGCACTTTGCAGCCTGTGATGGCGTAAAGTTTGTATTAACATTTGCTAAGTCTGTATTATGATTATTTGACATTCCTAATTCAAAAGCAAATCCTAATATCTTATTATTCTTTGCAGTTGCAGGAATAGATATAGTTCTGCTGAATGAAGTATTGCGACTTCCAAAATCTCTTACGTCGTCAATAGCATAAGTAAAGTCTGTACTTATATCCTGTAATAAATCAATTACTTCGTCTTCAATATATATTTCAGTTCTTATCATTATCTAAATTGACTATTTAAAAACTTACCAACTTCAACCTCTAAATCAAAATTAAAGATTCCGTCTGCTATCTGGTATTTGTATTGGTAGTTTGTATTTCTTATTGTGATAGGAAAAAACGCACCCTGTACTTCCATATAAACAATAGACGAAGCTACTAATTGAGCAAGCCACGCATAATCTTGGTCGTCAACCCAATCAGAAGTTAAGTTATAAAAATCGTAATGCTGAATAGCAAAGTTGTACGTAGTTTCATTGTATTTGTTGTACGTATCAATGTTTGTCATTTCACCATTTGATAGCTGATAAGGATTGCGCCTGTATGAAGTTCTGGCAAATTCACTTCTTCGCCTATTGACAAGCCTGAATGCCATTGTATCGTATCCGCCAAGTCTGTTAAGGAAGTGAAGGTTATATTGTCTGTACTTGGGGTTACATATTTGTCTAAATCGTAGTACCCTTGTGGTCGCTGCGCCGAGTGATATGTAAACATTATATCCATAAGTATTTTCTGTTATTATTGTTGAACCATAAAAGGTATTGATTGCAGCCGCTTGAAAATTAAATAAATTAAATTCCCCTGTAAAAGTTAAAGCGCCGCTTACCGCAGTTCCTAAAGTTCCATCTTCGTTTGTAGGCTGAACCCAAAGGCTATACGAACCGCCTGTAATCTTTAAGAAAGTAATAAAAAATTGATCCCCGTACTCAATCGTAATATTGCTATTATCCCTGTCGCTTAACCAATCGTCTGTGTAATTCTCAATCAATAAATTATCGTAGTAATTAGATAGCACCAAAGGTACGTTTCCATTCTCTGTGAATATATCCCCAAATAAAGGTGAATAGTAATTGTATGCAGAAAAAGAACCAGATGCTAAATTAGGGGTAACTGTTCCATTCAAATCTTCGCCTATCTTAACCTGGTAATCAACTTTAATTTTATCATTTGAAGCCACTAAAACGCTTGAACCAGAAGGCTCAAAGTAATTAGTAACGTAAGCCCTCACCATTGGTGATGCATTAAAAACTCCATAGCTACCTTCCGCACTTGGCGAAGGATATATTTTGTTTCTACTTACTTGTGCATTATTTATAAAAACATCATACACGAATTTAAAGTTTGTAGTTCCTACGTTTGTAGAAGATGCAACAAACCAAAGGTCTTCGTGCATTGTCGGATATGTTGCCGGTGTACTATTTATTGTTATAGCCATTATTTTCCATTTTATTTCCTATTTGTCTAATTTGTATTTGAACATCACCACCCATAGCTGTTGCCATTGTAGTAAAAAATTCTTTATTGAATACTGCCTTAACTGCGTTATCAAAATATGAAGTAGTTTTTAAACCATCTCTTTTTATTGCTGAAGCCGTTGCGTATGCCAATGCTTTTAAAGAAGTTGCTTTATCCACAACCTTTTTTAGCCTTTTACTTTTTGTTTGAGTTTTAGTTAACTTCTTTTTTTGTGTTTCACCAGAAGCCTTTGCCTTGCCTAATCTATACCATTGAAGTATTGAAGTTGCCATTTTCTTATTAGGGAATGGTGTTTTGTATTGATAAGGTGAATCAGACTTAACCCTTTTAGGTTTTGCATTTACACCGCCTGCACCTCGCACCCCCTTATTAATAAACTTATAATAAACTGAAGCAGGATTGTCTTTATCATATCCTAAATACATTTCATAGTCATTGCCAAACTTAGTAACCTTTGGAACAACTAACTCCCCTATTTTACCAGAAGCTATTGATCCTGATTTGTCAAGGTTTTTTCTTACTGCTTCATTAAATTGTTTTCCGTAATAAATAAGCATTTGTTCGGCAACAGGATATTCTGTTGGATCAATCATATTATAAGATTCCCCAATAGATTGTAGAAAGCCATCTGTTAATGCTTTCGCCTGTGCTTTTGCTTCACTCATATCCTTAAATAGCTAAAAGGGATTAGAATACCACACAAAAAAAACCCCCGCTATTAACGGGGATTCACAAAAAAACACAACTAAACTATAATCTTTTGGACTGCTCTCTGTCGTAGGAATTTTTAGCTTTCATATACGCCATAGCATTCAGGAACTCTATTGTATTCATTTCAAAGACTTCTTTAATGCCGATATTTTCTTGAGCGGCAACAAGGTAACAGGTATAATGCCATCCGTAGATATTGATAAAAGATTGACCATTACCTCTGCTTGGCTCTGTGTCATCCCCGCCTTCGTCATCTCCGCTATCATAAAGTCCTGAGAAACTTCTATCCAATTTTTGTAAACTTGATAAAAAAAAACCAACGAATGATATACGTCCACAAACTTAGCCTCTTGCATATCTGCTGAATATTCCTCGTGCTTACTCGCATCATATTTATCGTCAACCCATTTCCTAAACCAATTACGCCTCTGGGGGATAACCATTGAAGCGGCTATCTTATGCAAGTTTACTAAAGTATCTTTGCTAAATACCTTGCTTTCTATATACCTTGCCGCAGGCATATTCTTAATATTGTAATTTATTCTGTAACGCTTTTTATTTACCTCAATATAATCAACAGGCTTGCCCTCAATAGATTCATTTAAAAACTCTAATTCTTTACGCAGTTCCTTTAATGCGTTAAGCGAAAGGCTATCAATCTGGTGTTCTGTTAGCCCTGTTACAATACAAAGCCTATGCACTTCCGCATCTAATTCAGTCCAATCCTTATCTGGATTATTTATGGTTGGCATTAATTGTTGGTACTGCCAAAGGGTTAATTCATTCCATTTCATAGCACGAAGTTAAATATATTTCATCAATATCTGTGTCCTTTTCTAAGATTTCATCAATCTTATTTAAAACATCAGCACAAGTAAAGGGCTGCCCTGTCTTGCATTGCTGATCCACCCAATCCCGAAGTTCAATTAATTGTTTCATAAGCTATCTTTTTTATAGACTTGGCTAAAATAAGTATCAGCACCGAAAAATTCGCAATTTAATCCACTAACATAAGCATCTAATATCTGCTTTTTTTCTTTTTCAACTAATAATTCTGCCCTTTTTATTATACCAGATACCATTGGTAATTCCTGAATGTAATAAAGTTCTTTAATTAATTCTTCCATTGCTGTTTTCATAAAAATTTTTTTAGTCCGTTTGCGCTTGTTAATATTGCTTCTGCCCTTTGTGTAAGGCTTTCAATCTGGCTTTCTAATTCATTCCGATCCTTTGTAATGTAATACCCATTTGAAGTACCCATTATAGGCAGGATTCCCTCTGATCTAATAAAGTTAATTATCTTTCTTAATCTGGGTTCGCTAAATAACTTGATCCCATATCTGATCTTGTTTTCGTTTATTGCGTTTACAATATCAGCACCTTTAATAGGGTTCATTTTAGTCTTTGTACTTAACCCCTTGATTATCAAAGGCACAAGTTTCTTTTCGTCCTCTGTCATCTCTTTTGTAATTTCCTCAAAATTAGTAATCATAATTTTTTACTTTTGATTTGATCAACAATAGCTTTAATTAGCCAATAGTTCATAGTCTATATTTTATTCTGAATAGCATTCCAAGTTCAGTATCGTTAGAATGCTTGCCTACTAATTTACGAATATTTGCTAATTCAAACTCGTTTTCAGCAATAGTTTTTTCTAATCTTTGTATCTTTTCTATAAGCCCTTCTATCTCTAATTTATCCAGAAGGGATTGTTTTAACTCATAATTACTTTTCATATTTATCTATTTTAGCTTGAGCAATTTGGTTATCGGCTTCCTTATCAGCCTCAACATCTTCCTCGTCCTCGTCCTCCCAATCGCAATGTTCTAAGCATTCAGGACAAATTCCTATTTCAGTCATATCGGTTTCTGCTCCGCAGCAAGTTGAATAAGGCATAAGTTTATGATTTAATTGGTAATCCGAAACGATTAATTTCGTACGGCATATTGATACATTTATATTCAGTATCTAAGTAAAAAGGTACTTTATAAGATAATTCGGTTTCATTTGAATATAGCAAAGCATTATCTTTTGCTTCAATACTATCATTAGCTTCTATTTCAACCATTACCTTGTACGTCTTTATTTTAATTATTTCAACATTAAATTTTTTCATATATTTTCAATTAAAGCAGTTAATAATAAAGCGCCGCCCATTATATACCAGAACCATTTTCCGCTTAGGCTTTCAGCTTTGTATTGCTCATTTCTTTTTTCCTGTAAGGTTTTTAATCTGTTCATATATTTATAGTTTTTTTATTAACCAATTTTTTACAAAATATTGTTTGATCAAAGTTCCATCTCCGCATTCAGTATCTTTTATAATCATTTGACTTTTAGGAATCCATACTTTTTTATACATATCACAATAACCTGCATAAGTATTAAAACAAACTGCACTTTCAGTTTCGTGAACTATTGGTAATTGTACCTCTTGAAATTGTTTCATAAAATTGTTTTTTTGATTTGTTATACAAATATACACCTTTTGCACATATTTTATACATTCAGGACATATTTTTTCTTAATAAAATGTTAAATTTTATAAGCTATTAGAAATCAATAAGTTATTTAATTAAGCAAAGGCGTACCGCCCTGATCCCCTTTTAAGGTTGAAATTCTGCCACGCTAAAGCTAAAGCCATAACGCAATCGTCGTGGAATCCTGAAGGCGCTGAATAGCGAACCCCATTAGCCGTGAATTGATATTCAAAGACATCTAATTCGTCAACGATTACCCCCTCTGGATAACCTATCTTGCCCTGTTGGATTGCCTGCGCTAATCCCTCCATTAATTGCTGCTTAGATTGACTTGTGAACTTCAAGCCCTCAATATTTACGCCCTCCCTGATTAAGTCTTCAAGTATAGGATCACCAACTCCCGTGCTATCTGCTAATATAGGCGCAATAGGGAGCCTTTTAATGTTCGCCTTAGTATTATGCCAGTCCATCTGATACCTGTCAAAATAAGCCACATTACCCCCATTGTCAAGCCCTATGATAACGGTGAAGTCAACTGACTTAGCAAGATCAATGCCATAAGCCACAATTTGTTGCGCTGATATTGGTTTAATACATCTTTGAATAAAGGCATTACCAAAAGGGTTAGCACTATTCTCGGCGGGGTTTGCAAGGTATTCCTGTTCAAATACAACTTCAGGTAATTGCAATCTGGCGTCATCTATTTCCCTTGCATTAATATAAGGATTGTCGTAGGTACTGAATTTAAAGCTTTTCCAATCGTTCTCGCCCTCTTTCATAAACATTGAGTAAAAAAAGTTTTTTCCTCTGGGAGTAGATAAGAAAACTGCCTTGCCTTCATAATCGGTTAAGGTTGGTCGAATGCTATTTTGCCATCCTGATTCTAAGTCAGGGATAAATGCAGCCTCGTCTATTATTACTAAATGAAATTTGCGCCCCCTTAGATTATCCAGACGTTCCCCTGTAAAAAATTCTATTGATCCATTATTAGGGCAATAGATTTTTAGATTGCTGATATTGTTTTTAAATGGGATAGCAGATGTTAACCTTTCAAAGAATGCTTTAGCCAATTTATAGGTTGGCGTAATATATGCGACTTGTCCTCCTTTGATTGCCTCACTGATTGATAATATCTGGGATAGTTCTGATTTGCCAAAACGCCTTCCGCACATAACGACAATAAAACGTTTATTGCATTCTAATATCTTTTTTTGATTAATATGGGGGTTAGGTAATTCTATGCGCACTATAAAATAGTTTTGCCCTCAACAAATACAACTTCAATCTTAGTGTCTTGCTGAATATCATATTGTTCTTTTGGTTTGCCATAAACTCTGGTCAGTAAAGTATCTAAACTATAAAGGCTACCTTTCTGTAAACTCTTATTCATAGCATTAGCTATTGTTTTTTCCATTATCGTTGCCTTTGGGTTTACATAAACTGCATTAAGCTCTTCTATGTCCATTGACATCATTACTTGAATTGTGTCATTGATTTCGCTTAGTTTATAGCCCTGATCCTTTAATAGGCTAACATACTTTCGTGGTCTCCCGCTTGGGTTTCCTGATTCTCCTGCTTCAAAGGGTTTCGCTCCCTTTGGTGTTATTCCCTTTTCAAATGGCATTTCTGTTATGTTTCTGTTTTATACCCCTTTTAAAGGTATTTTTAATATAGGGTTAAAATCGTAACTCCTTTTGCTTTTCTTATCCTGACTTATTACATTGCTACCCCATTTCTTTTGCAATAATTCAAATTGTTCTTTCTCTTTTTGTAAATTTCTATATGTCGCACATCCTCCAGATTGTTCAGCTTGTTTCACATCATAAAAAGCATAATTCACCCTAAGGCAGCCATTATGTTTCTTTATGTGTTGAAGCGTAATATCATAATCCTCTTTCAATGGTAGATCCTCGTCATACCTAATATCGTTTTTTAAATGCGCCTGAAAAGGACCGCCGATATATTGTAAAGTTCCAAAAGGAGTATGTTCTCTGTATGCTCCCTTATCAGGTATGCAATTTAAACCCCAAAACTTAAACCCCCAATCGTTGCATAAAACTGACATTGATTCGCTAAATTCCATTAATTCCTCTGGATCAAATTTAACTTTATTTTGTTTCTCCCATCTATAAACACCTTTGCAATCGTCATCTAATAATATAATGCAATCAGCATCAAAGTAATTGTTTAAGATGTAATTCCTAATCCTGCACAAATTACCCTGTGCGCTATCAGGCACTATTTCAATATCATTTCCATTCTTTAAGTATTCCTCTGCTTCCGATTCTCTTACTATTAATTTTACAAAAGGATAATTAATCTGTGTTATACTTTTTTGCGGTCTCTTATAAGATGGGGCATAAAATTTAACCTTCATTTGAACTTTCTTTTATTTTTAAAATAGCATCAATTCCATCTATTACTCTACCAACTCCCTTACTCCAAGTCTTCCCATTCTGCCTTAAACTATATGTGCTTTCAAGTCCAAATATACTCTGAACTTGCAACCAATCTATATCTGTATTAAATTTTAATACTATATAATTGCTATGTTGATCTAATTCTGTGCTAATTTTAATCTCACCCTCCTCGTTATCAATGTTTTTATTAAAATCAGGAATGTCTAAACCCCAATCTGTTAATTGTATTTCATCCCAATCGTTAGCAAGGTCATCCCAATTCCATTCACCAAATCCTACGTTGTCCTTAATAATAAATTCTTTTTGCTGATCTTCAGTCCAATCCACTATTTCAATACTGATTTCTTTTATCCCTGCTTCCTTTATTGCCTTCAATCGCATATTTCCACCAAGTACAACCATATCCTTGTTAACTACAAGAGGTCGTACATTTAGCATATCTGGAAATTCCTGTATTGACTTTACTAATTTTCTAAACTTGTCATCTTTAATTAAACGTGGGTTATTAGGGTTAGATATTACTTCCGTAACCTTTACTTTTTTTATCATAGGTTTTTATTTACCTGCCCTGACCTCTATATAATTTTGGTTTTGGGCTATGTTTATTAAAAGATTTCTTAGCGTGTCCGCGCTTTCTTTTACCAAAGTTAACCTTTTTTGAATCACTTTTAACTTTTGCCATCTAACTTTTTTTTATGTTCTTGAATTAAAAATTCTATATAATGTTTCTTGTCTCCGTATTCAATATGACACAATCTGCAAACCGCCATCAAATTTTCAATCTTATCTGCATCTGCATTTCCCCCCATTCCCCTTCTATGTATATGGTGAATATCTACTGCCCTTGATCCACATACTTCGCACGGCATAAAATCTTCTCCTCCGTAACTAAAATGCTTTAGATATATTTTAGTGTGGTTTTTTATTTTGGATATTTTTGCTTATCTATTTCCGCAAGTTTTCTCTGCGCCCAAGCTACGCCTTCATCCCCACCCCAAGCTAACCACATTAAAGCACCGCAATCATTCTTAGGATCACCTTTGCTATTTTCTCTATGCCTTTCAAAACTTGACATTCTTGCAATCGTTTCTCTGGATATGTTTTCACCCTTAGCTATTTGGTTAGCCCTCGTCCAACCTACTAAAGTTCCGCAACCGCGATCATTTTCTTTTTTAATATTTAATGCCCTTCTTGCATTTGCTTTTGCTGCCTCTGGATAATCGTTATAACTATCAACCATTGAAACCCTGATTGCAGCCCATACGCTTTGAGCCTTTTCTTCGGTATCAAAGATACAAGCACCTGATCCTATTCTATATTTTCCATTCGAGCATTTAATTACGGGCATTTCCTATTAGTTTACTATAAATAGCAAATCTGCGCTTATTTACTTCGTGTAAATTAAAGTTCTTATTGCAATAATCGTAAAGTGATTCTCCGTAATGCTTTCTGGCATCTGGATCATTAACTAATAGTTTGATCCAATAATACCAATCTTTTTGGCTATTCACGTGGCAGGCAGGATAAAATCCCCTGTAAGGATGCACATTGCTTACAATAGCAGGGTTTTTCTTTGATGCCGTTTCTAATACCTTTAAATTAGATTTCATTGAATTAAACTTATTGTCAACCAAAGGAATCAGGCTTATGTCTGAATCACAATAGGCAGCCATATATTCCGTAACGTGATTAAAATTATATATCGTTGGGTTTAATTTAAGACCATTTGTAAAGGATGCTATCATTCCATCCCAGATATGCTTTTCCCCTTCATTATACCCCGCTATGATTGTCCTTACAGGAAAGTTAATTCGCTTCATTGGGTTGCGGAGTATATCTATATCCCTTCCGTGTGTTCCTGATCCTGACCAAAATAGCCTCACAAGTTTAGAAGGCTTTTTATCTAAAAGAAATTGTTCTTCGCCGAATGGTATTGCATTAGGTAATATTTCAACATTTTGATTTAAGTTATAAATTTCTTCTGCTAATCTTTCGTGCGTGCAAGTGCAAAGGTCTGCTATTCTTATCCAAGCAATAATCTGTTCACTTACTTTATTCTCTTTATAAGATTCTGAAAGTATATGCGAAGCACCTAAATCCCAATGGTCGTCATTATCCACAATTAATTTAAAGCCGTATTTTATACGCCAATCATTCATTTGCTCTGGTGTTACATTATGCAGCATTCTATTCATAACAACCAAGTCGTAATTATTTGAAACCACTTCTTCGTTTATTACGTCAGTCATTAAGCAATAATCTTTTTGCATATTGACTATCGGCATCAGGATTCTATGATAAGATACGCCGCTACTTTTTGACGCTATTGCTAAAATTCGCATCTAATTTTTTTTTCTGTATGGTATATAGGTTGATACTTTTCCCAAACCGATTGCGCCCTTTGTAGGCTCGCGTCTTTCATAGCCCTGTACTCTGTGCCATTTCCAACGTCGTGTCCGATATGCTCACTTTTTAAATCAGGAATATAATAATTAGTAAACCCTGCAATTACAGCCCTTTCTGCATAATCTCTGTCTTGCATTCCGTATGGATCGTAGGCTTCATTGTAACCGCCAATCGCATCAATCAATTCCCTTGTTATAAAATTATCGCCAAATGGAACGTGTGTTTTATGGATTCCATCAACTAATGGTGGCAATTCTTCTACGCAATGTATTCCAATAATGCCTGTTTTTGACACACGTTTTGCAAACATAACCCAATTTGACAACCAATTCTGTGGAAGCAATATATCATTTGCTAATAAACAAACGCCGTCATAATCTTTTGTCATTCTTAAACCTGCATTAACTCCCGCGCCTATTCCTCTTTTAGTTTTAGATAAATGATAACCTGTAAAGGGATATTTAAAATTTACTTGTTCGCTTCCGTTATCTATTAAATAACAGTCAGCATTATATCCAGAATTAAAAAAGTTTTGGTCGATTACTCGCTGCGTTAAATCGTTTCTATTTAAGGTTAATAAGATTACTGCTACTTTCATTTTCTTTTATAAGTTTTGCTTTCGGGTTTATCAATAATTAAACTATAATCGTTTTCTTTCATTATTTCGTTTATTTTATTCCATCCTATTGTTAGCTTGTGTGTACCAACGTACCCATCCCAATCATTGCCATCGTCTGTCAATGGGGATTCAAAATGAATGTATTTAACCCCTTTACAATATTTAGCTAACTCTATAAAATGGTCGTTGCTCAAATGTTCAATAAAATGAGTAGCTACAATGAAATCGGGTTCTATTGTTCTTTTATCTGTAAACCAATCAAATTTTGTAGGAAAAATATAATTAACTTCTTTGCATTTAGTTGAACGAATTGCAGCTTCGCAAATTTCTACACCATACCAAGCTGATATATTAAAGTCTTGCATTGCTTGTTTAGCTAAATCGCCTTTCCAAGTGCCGAACTCTAAAACTATTGGTTTATTACAAAGCAATAATGCTTCCTTAACGTTATTATAATTGTAATGATTCTGCTCTGGATAACGTGCTTCTAATTCATTATGATAAGCTATTTGCTCATCTATTGTCATTGTTTCGTAGCGTTCTCGCCACTTGTCAAATTCGTTCATTGTTTAATATTTGGTGAAAGAAATCTTGCAGGAACGCCCGCGTATTTACTAAATTCTTGAGTAGTACCTTTAAAAAAAGCACTCGCGCCAATCATACAACCCTGTTCAATTATACTAAACTGATGCAGTACGGCATTCAATCCTATATTTGAATATTGTTTAATAACTGAATGTCCGCCTATCTTAGCACCGCAGCTTATTGTAACATTTGAATAGATCAGACAATCGTGTCCGATATGCGCGTGCTTCATAATAAAACAATTATCCCCTATTGTAGTTATATCTTTTGTTCCTGCATCTATTGTAACTAATCCTGTAATAATATTATTATTCCCAATAGTTACTAAGCCTCTTTTTATTTGTCCTTTCTGGATAATTTTTAAAGTTCCATAATCTTTTATTTGTTCTTCATATTCCCAATACTTTTTATGCTCTGCGGGATCGCCAATAATACAATAAGCGCCAATATAA